CCTCCTGTGAAGGGTTTTGTTCAGCCAATGAGTGCCGTCATTGACTACATTGTCAATTGTAAGGCACCGGGTCGGGGAGTCAAGGATATTTCGGAGGATTTTTGGATTTTTTTGCCGACTTCGCCCACCGCCTGACCCGGCAAGGAGTTCCGGGCGAAACTTTTTTTCGGAAGTCCGCGATAACGCTAGGGTTGCGTCCGGCCCGACGCGAGCGCTACAATGGCCGGCAAGGGTAGAACCGGCTCCTCGACCGGGAGCCGCCGGCCGTGCAAGTAAAAGTGTGCAGAAACCATGCGTCGCAGCAGTTCTGAACAACTGGCCATCGAATCGAGGCGTGCCCAGGTCGCCAGCCTGTTCTTGCAGGGCATCAAGCGGCAGTCGGAGTTGGCCGTGCGGGTCGGCGTGGACCGGAGTACGGTCAGCCGGGATTTGAAAGTGCTCAACACTCGCTGGAAGGAAGCCGGCGTCCGTAACCTGGACGCCGCCAAGGGCCAAGAGCTGGAGCGGCTTGACCTCCTGGAGCGGGAAGCCTGGGCCTGCTTTGAGAAGTCGAAGCAGGGCCGCGAGACCACGACCACGGAGCAGGTCACGGGCGAAGACGGCGATCGCACCAAGGCAGCCATCCGCAAGGAAGAAGAGCACGGCGATCCGCGTTATCTGGCCGTTGTGCAGTGGTGCATCGAGCAGCGTTGCAAGCTCCTGGGCCTCAACGCCCCACACAAGATCGCTCCGACCACGCCGGACGGCCGGGAGCCGTACCGGCTGACCATCGAGGACTTCACGCAAGCCCGTCAACGAACTGAGGAGTGGCGTCGTGAGCGCTTTGGCATCCCCAGCCCCGGCACGAATTGAGCTGCTCGCCGGTGCCGAAGATCCCGGCTATTTCCTGGACCGCTACGTCTTTATCTACGATGCCACTCTGGCCGACTGGCTCCCCTTCCGGCTCTGGAAGGCTCAGCTTCAGACCCTCGACACGATCCGCGATAACCGCCTGGTGGTCATCCTCAAGGCCCGCCAGCTTGGCCTGACCTGGCTGGTTCTCGGTTATGCCCTCTGGCAGATGCTCTTCCACCCGGTCGCCACGGTGCTACTGTTTTCCCGCCGGGACGACGAGGCCGTGGACCTGCTCAAGACCCGGCTGCGGGGCATGTACGAACGCCTCCCAGACTGGCTCAAGGTTCGTTCGTTCACGGTGGACAACGATCACGAGTGGGAGCTGTCCAACGGCTCGCGCGTGCTGGCCTTCCCGACGACGGCTGGCGACAGCTACACCGCCACGCTGGCGATCGTGGACGAGGCCGACCTGGTGCCGGACCTGGACCAGCTTATGCGAGCGGTCAAGCCAACCATCGACGGCGGCGGCCGCATGGTGCTGTTGAGCCGGGCCGACAAGACCAAGCCGCTGTCGCCGTTCAAGCGCATCTATGAGGGCGCCCGGCAGGGGCAGAACGAGTGGGCACCGGTCTTCCTGCCGTGGTACGCCCGTCCCGACCGCGACGCAGCCTGGTATGAGGCACAACGCCGCGACGTGCTGGCGCGAACCGGGGCAACAGACGATCTAGCCGAACAGTATCCGGCCACGGACATCGAAGCGTTGGCACCGCGAACGCTGGACAAGCGCTTGCCCCTGGAATGGCTGTCCAAGTGCTACCATCCCCGCGAGCCGATTACTCCCCCGAAGATGCCGGCTATCCCCGGACTGACGATCTATGCAGCGCCGATCCCCGGCCATCGCTATGTTGTCAGCGCGGACCCGGCGGAGGGCAATCCGTCGTCGGAGTCTTCCGCCCTGGAAGTCCTCGACGTGAGAACGGGTGAAGAGGTTGCGACCTTAGCCGGACGTTTGGAACCGTCCACCTTCGCGTCCATCATCGACCGGGTTGGCTTATGGTACACGGCGGCGCCCGTGATGGTGGAGAGAAACAATCACGGCCACGCGGTCCTCTTGTGGCTTAGGGACCATAGCCGTTTGGTACGACTGGCAGGCAAGGACGGGCGAGCCGGTTGGCTCGAAAATAGCCAGGGGAAGGCGATGCTTTACGATCATGCGGCGGAGGCGTTGCGCGACGGTAGGGCAGTCATCCACAACCGAGCGACGTTCGTGCAGCTGGCCAGTATCGAGGGTTCAACACTATCGGCGCCCGAGGGGATGCCGGACGATCGGGCGACGGCGTATGCTCTTGGACTCGTGGTTTGCGTCAAGGGAGTGCTCGCCCGCCAGGCGCCCTTGGCGGAAAGCCAGGGACCGATCCTGCTCACGGCGGGCTTCGACGCCGACGCTTGTTATGGACCTTATTTCGAGGGCGCCAGCGGACGTGCGGCGCGGCGGGAACCGGGAATGTGGTGGTAGAGTCATGTCGCGTGGTAGAGGATTCTTGCGAGCGCAGCGGGTCAAACGCGATGAAGTGTATTTCATCCGCGGCGGGGACGCTATCAAGATCGGCTTCACTCACGACGTTGTTGCTCGACTATCTGCCCTGCAAACGGCGTCGTCGATTCCTCTGGAGTTATTGGCGACGATCGACGGCGACAAGGCAGAGGAAGCGCGTCAACATCATCAGTGGAGGCATCTGCATATCCGGGGCGAATGGTTCCGCGCCGACGAGGAATTGCTGCGCTACATCCGTGCGTTGGCCGGGGAATTGGCACCAGAGCCGGACCCGCAGGCGCGCGCCCAGGCAGCACAGTTTCGACGGGTGCTGGCAGCGCTGGACCACGCTGTCCTGGCGGCGATCAGCATGGGCTGATGCGAGGAAGGAGACTGCCCGGCTGCTTTGCCGCCCGGCTGGCCGAGGACGCCGCTTCGGACAAGTGCGGCCCGGCTCGCTCTGACAGATGACCGAACCGCCCCGGCGCCCCGGCGATCAACTTGGCCTGGCAGGTGGATCGGATGGCGAGGCCCGCTTTAACCCCATGCTTACCGCGTCGAAGAAGAAGACGTGAGCGCAGATGGTGCAGATAATAACGACGAGTGCGTTGAAGGGGGCTTCGGTGCCGGTATTTGGATCGAAGGCCGGGAAGTGGACGGGCTCTTTGATGTCAAAATTTCTCTGTCCACACACGGGGCACTTGGCCGTAAAGGCCGACGAGTCGAGCCAGGATTGAATCTTTTCAAGTTGCTGCTGGGAGAGCGGCATAACTAGCCTCCTTACCCAAACAGTATAATGCAGCTCCCAGCCTGTGCCTCATGACAAATTCGACAACCGGCCGTCACTGCGAAGTTGCGCACGCGCCGGGTGGGGCCACATCGTCGGGTTGTTGGGCGAACTCCTCTGGTGGGTAAAGGACGATAGTAGCGGCCTCCAGAGGGAAGATGATCTCCCGCGAGGGATCGTCAGGGTGGGGGATCGCCAGGCGCAGCCCGCCCAATCCGATAGCCCGTGCGAGGCTGAACGGGTGGGGCGATGGGAGATTGGCCTGGACGGTGAAGCGGCGGGTTCGGGTTGCGATCTGGTTCGTGCTCATAGGTATTTATGATGACTTTGAACATCCCGCTCTGTCAAGTGCAGGTAAGCGTTCACGGGTCGAGGGTGAAGTACGTACAGGTCGATCGAGACGGAGCCGGCACCATCCACCGTCCCCTGTATAATGGCTGGGTGATGGTCCGTCATCGACACTGCAACTGCGCCGGAAACGCAAAAAGTAAAGGTGAACATTATGCTCAAGCAAGCAATATGGCGAATAGGAGCCACGGCGTTATAATCGACGCGCCCAAGCATGACACAACAGTGAACGAGCGAAGGGCCGGACTCCCCTTCGCTGAGTCGTTGGAGGAGACGCCGCGTAAGCCTTCACGGGCGAAGTGGGTAGAGAGCGCATCGCCCGGACCCGTGAACGATTGCCTGCTGGGCGCTGGCCGCCGCGGCAGGCCGCGCACCAGGATGCCCGCCTGGACGACGGGTGAATCTATTTCCCCGTACGCACGGCATCGGCACGCCCGGCCCGGGCCGCGAGTTCTTCCGGGGCGGCGGAGATCAGCCGCCCGCGTGCGAACACGAGGTAGTACGCCAGCCCCGCGCCGTACAGCAGCAGGGTGAGCCAGAGGACGACGGGCTTGTTCAACCACCCGTAGACCGCGGCCGCGAACAGGCTCATGAGGAGGACTAGCGCCGGCAAGATGGGGTAGAGCGGCACCCTGTAGGGCCGCGGCATGTCCGGCTCCCTCCAGCGCAAGAGGAAGAGGCACACCATGGCCAGCGCGTACCAGACGAGGGCGGTGAGGTTGCACGTCAAGACCGCGACCTGCACCGCGTCGTTGTTGAAGTACCCCCAGACGACGAACCCCGCGACGACCAGGCTGCAGACGAGGATGGACACGTCCGGCGTGCGACGCACGGGGTGGACGTGCCCGAGCGGGACGAGCAGGTAGCCGGCGCGGCCCAGCGCGAACGACTGCCGGGTGACCGCGTAGATCATGCCGTTGTAGCTGACGACCATGCCGAAGATGGCCGCGACCGAGAAGGCGACCAGGTGATTCGACCCGGGCCAGACCTCGCCGTAGACGAAGGGGAGCGGGTACGACATGCTCTCGTCCCCCGTCTTCCTATAGTCACTCCCAGCAGCGACGGCGAAAAACCAGGTCAACAACACGAGGACGATCAGCGTGACCTGCGCCAGCGTCAGGCCGAGCGGGATGGTGCGGTGCGGCTCGTGGGTTTCCTCGGGCGCCAGGGCCACGGTCTCGATCATCACCAGCCACCAGATCGCGTACGGGATCGCCTTGAGCACCCCCGACCAGCCCGCGGTCAGCAAGGGCTCCGTGAAGACGCGCTCCAGGCGGACCGCCGGGATGCAGGCGATCCAGAACCAGACCAGGGCGCCGATCGCCCCGTAGGTCATCCACTCCATCAGCTGCGCCTGGCGATTGCTCCCGACCCACTGCACCAGGGCGAAGATCGCCACGGTGGCCAGCCCCGCGACGGCCGTGGTCAGCCTGGCGTCCAGGTCGTCGAAAAAGAGGCT